GGAAGAACGCAGAAATCGTATCGCATGGCAAGGTTCAAAGACTGGCGAGTTTGAGTGGTACTGGTTGCAGAATAAGGTTGAGGATTCCGCTTCCCATTTCGCCTATGTCTACGGCAACGGTGATGCGTACTGCGGCTCCGCCAGTAACTCTCTTGGCGTTCGCCCGGTCTTTCTCTTATCCTAATATCTCGCCCCCTTGTGGGGCGAGTTCAGAAAGGAAGAAACTATTATGAATGTAATTAGCTTATTCGATGGCATTTCTTGTGGAATGATAGCATTGGAGAGAGAGAGAGTGCCTGTCGAACGATATGTAGCTTACGAGATAGACGAATACGCTATTGAAATAAGCAAGAAAAACTACCCACAAATTGAGCAAAAAGGCTCTGTCGTAGACGCTGATTTCTCACAGTATGAGGGCTTTGACCTACTTATCGGTGGTTCTCCCTGTCAGAATTTGAGTGGAATGGGAAATGGCGAGGGTCTTTGGGGTGACGAAAGTATTTTGTTCTTTGAGTATGTCCGAGCATTGAAGGAAATTAAGCCCAAGTATTTCTTGCTGGAAAACAACGCTTCCATGAGTGCCAAGAACAAGGACATTATCACAAAGATTATGGGTGTCGAGCCTGTCCTCATTGATAGCATTGACTTTTCAGCACAGAGCCGAAAGCGATTGTACTGGACGAACATTCCAGTAAGAGACTGGTCTCCGAAGCATTACACCATCGGTGATATTGCCGAGCCTGTGGAAGCCAAGCCCGAGTACAGGATTACCGATAAGGTCGAGAAGTATCTCTCCTCTGAATATGCCGGAAGAAAGATTCAGAAGAATGTGTCAGCCAAAATCAGAACCTTCGATGAAACCAGTAAGTGTCTCGGTTGCTACTGCGGTGATTATGGTAATAACACAGGTCTGATTATCAATCATGGCGATGGTGAGTATTACAGTATCACTCCTATTGAAGCCGAGAGACTGCAAACTCTCCCCGATAATTACACAGAGGGTATTCCACCTAAAAAGCGATTCCATGCTATCGGGAATGGCTGGACGGTTGATGTGATTGCTCATATTTTCAAGGGTATCAAAAGTAACTGGCTGGACGAACTTTTGAAATAGGAGGTTCTATATGAAAGAGATTATCTGTCCTCTCCTCACGACCAACACGGTTGTAGACGAGGATAACAATATCAAAATCGGTACTCAACCTGTCTACTGTCTGCAAGAACAGTGTGCATGGTGGGTTGAGGACAAACAAAAATGTGCGGTAGCACTGACAGGAACAGGAGGTAAAAAGTGATGGGATATTTCAGAGGTAAGAATATCAAGCCCAAGCGAGGAGATATTTACTACATCGCAAATTCTAAATTCTATGCAACAGACCCCATGAACGAAGCTGGTAGACCGGGTATCATCGTATCTTCCGACAAGCTCAACAGTCATGCTGATGTTGTCGAGGTCGTGTATCTGACTACGAAGGACAAGCACCCTATGCCTACACACACAAGTATCGTATGCAAGATTCCGTCCACAGCTCTGTGTGAAACCATTTACACAGTGTCGAAGGACAGGCTCGGTGACTTCGTTCGCTGTTGCACCGACAAAGAAATGGCAGAGATTGATAGATGTATGCTCTACTCGCTGGGTATCGAGAATACACCTGTTGTCAAGGAAGCTCCTGTCGCTGTTGACAATTCAGTGGCAGTCGAGAGAAATCTTTACAAGAACCTTTACGAATCTCTGCTCAATAAGGTGGTTCGTGGGGGTGTGTAATTATGCAAGAGCTTTTTGAGTTACATAATGGACGAGTAATCATGGACGAGGACTTGTCCAGCAAAATGTATCTAATCAAGCACTACCACCCCGAAAAAGCAGATGAAACCAGCTCGGGTTTCGAGTGGTCTGAAATGGGTATGGCGAACCTCTTTGGTTTGCTGTACTCACAGGAAGTCAGATATTGCCCGGAACACAAGAGCTGGTACACCTACTCCGAGGGTGCGTGGCGAAAGGACGAGGGAGCAATCCTCGTGTCCGAAAGAATTAAAGATTTTGTCCGTCTGATGATTCTCTACTGTGGAGAAATCGAGGACGATGATTTGAGAAAGTCCTACACTTCATTCGTGAATAAGATGGGTGACAGGCGTATGAGAGATAGAATCCTCAAGGACGCAACAGGTGAGCTTCGTATCTCTGCTGTGGAGTTCGACAGTAACCCATATCTCATTAACTGTCTCAATGGTACATACGACCTTCGAGACTGTACGTTCCGAGAGCATAGCTGGGAGGACTTCCTCACCATGCAGACAGCTTTCAAACACACAGTTTCCCGAGACGTTAAGTGCGAACGCTGGGAGGAGTTCATTGACGAGGTTACACAGGGAGACACCGAAAAGGCAGACTTCCTTCAAAGAGCGTTGGGCTACTCTCTCCTCGGTATGGCGAATGAGGACTGTATGTTTATCCTCCATGGCAAGACCACTCGTAACGGTAAATCCACTCTGCTGAATACGATTCAGTATATGTTGGGTGACTACTCCAAGGTTTCACCTGTCGGTATGATTTGTAAGGGAGACCGCAAGCGTGATGTGGAAGCCGCTACTCCCGAGCTGGTAGCTCTCAAGGGTAAGAGATTTGTTACCATGTCCGAGAGTAATGAGTATGGCAGATTGGACGAGGAACAGATTAAGAGATTCACAGGCGGCGAGGAAATCACCGGGCGAGCATTACACCAGTCTCCGATTACCTTCCTCCCACAGTTTACGATGTGGCTCTCCTGTAATGACCTTCCGATGGTTACTGACAAGAGTATCTTCGCTTCCGAGCGTATTAAGGTAATCGAGTTTAACCGTCACTTCTCCCCGGAAGAACAGGACACTCACCTCAAGGACGAGCTTTGTGAGCAGTCCAGTATGAGCGGCATTTTCATGTGGTTGGTGCGTGGATATATCCGTTACACCGAGCGAGGTCTCGTAATGGGCGATGGTCTCAAGAAGGTAGTTAAGAAGTATGAGCGAGACAATGACCTCGTGTTGCAGTTCCTCGAAGCTCGCTGTGAGCATAAGGAAGATGTGTCTATCAGAGCGAAAGACCTCTACAATGCGTTCAAGATTTGGGCGAAGTCCGAGGGTGCTTATATCCTCTCGGCTCGTAAGTTCAACTCCGAAATGGAGCGTCACCCGGAATGGTTTGAGAGAAAATCGACTTCCTCCGGCTTTGCTATCTATTGGGGATTGAAGCTCAAGGAGGTGGTGTAAATGAAACTACCATTCATAAATAAGAAACCGATAAGGCTAATTGAGCTTTTCGGAGGTATCGGTTCACAGGCGATGGCATTGACAAAACTCGGAGTGAATTTCGAGCATTACAGGCTCGTTGAGTTCGATAAATACCCTGTGGCAAGCTATAACGCTATCCATGGTACGAACTTCACTCCTACCGATATTACAAAAATACAAGGCAAGGATTTAGGTATTGTAGACACAGACCATTATTGTTATCTTATGACCTATTCGTTCCCTTGCCAAGATTTATCCGTAGCCGGAAAACAGCAAGGCATGAGTAAAGGTAGCGGCACACGCTCCGGATTGCTGTGGGAGGTGGAACGACTTCTCAATGAAACTGAACATCTTCCCCAGCTCCTACTCATGGAGAATGTACCACAGGTACATAGCAATAAAAATATGGCAGACTTCAATAGCTGGATTCAGTTTTTGGAGAGCAAGGGTTACTCAAACTATTGGCAAGACCTTAACGCTAAAGATTATGGAGTGGCTCAAAATAGAAATCGTTGTTTTATGGTAAGTATTCTCGGGGATTACTGCTTCTACTTCCCGAAACCGAAGCCGCTTACCAAAAGCATGATGGATTACCTCGAAGAAACTGTTGAGGAGAAATTCTATATTGATAATGAAAAGTCTTCTCTCTTGATTGCAAAGCTGATGGATAACGGTGTTATCACAGCCGAGAGAGAGAGAGAGAGAGAGAGAGAGAGAGACGTTCGACCTCTCAATTAACAACCCACAGAGACGTACAATCGCAAATTGCATTTCTGCGAGAACAGACCGAGGAATCAGCAACCGTAAGGCAGAGGGTACAGGGGTTGTCGAGTACAACCGCCGCCCTCAATTACAGACGAATTGATAAGGTGAATCTTCCTGTTGCAAAGACCCTATGTGCAAGAGATTACAAAGGTTTCGGCACAGGATTTGACACCATGAACGGAGTGATAGAATGGACGTAAAGAAGTTAGGTAATATTTCCGGGTATACAGGTGGTAACTTCTCCGGGAATGTTTACGATAAGCACTCTCTCTCTCCTACGCTCAACACAATGCAAGGAGGGTACAAACAGCCTATGATAATAAATGATGAACAACAGTCAGTTAGAATCAGAAAGCTCACTCCGAAGGAATGTTACCGTCTTATGGGTTTTGATGATGAAGCGTTCGAGAGAGCCGCAAGTGTAAATTCAAATTCCCAGCTTTATAAACAGGCTGGAAACTCGATTGTCGTTGATGTGCTGATGGCAATATTCGACAATCTACTTATTAGCGGACGCTCGGTATGGCTTGATGAATTGTTATCAGATGTGGACGAAGAATCGGCTTAACAGGAGGTGTTCCCAATGCCATATAAGCGACCAAGCTACCTAAAACAGATATGGTGGATTATAAAATACAAACTTACAGGAGGTAAGAGCCATGACAAACGAGCTGGCAAACAGAATCGCCCGGGAGAAAGATAAGTTCCTGTTCGAGCTGTTTAAGAAATACGGTTATCATCGTGGTAAGGTAATGAAGCTCCTTCGGAAGAACCGAATCTCTATGACCGTTCAAGGAGACCTTGAGACCTATCTCGTTGATGATAAGAAATTATTCACAATTCGCAAGGTAGTAAAATTCGATGATGAAAACTACCGAGTGACATTCTATTTTACGGAGGTGCTGGACAATGAAGGTCACTAAATGCACTGGCGAGGGTCAAGGCTCTTGTAAAAGATGTTCAGACAAAGGCAAATGGAACAGAATGTGGTGCTGTTTCCTCTATGAGATTGAGGGTTACGAAGGGTGCTACTGTTCCGACTGCGTGAAAGAAATCGAAATGGAGGTACAGGCAAATGAACAGACCATATCCTAATTTGGAACTCATAGAGTACAAAGCAAAACAAGCTCTACTGGCAGACGAGGAGTTCAAAGCCGCATTTGCGGAGAAGTGTAAATTCATGCGACTTCCTCCCGACTTTGATATGATAGTCTTCCCTCAAGTTTGGGGTAGCACCTGTACCGGGTTCGATGTTATGCCCGATGGCTCTCCGGCGATAGGTGGTTGTGCTATGACGAAGGAGTACACGACTGTCGCACATGAGCTTTTGACCGACAGCTACCTCGTTTTCTTCGGAGACCGAGCTTGCTATAAGGTCACAAATGCGACTGACGCTTTCCTCAACGACCTCTCTCGTAGATGTATGGCGAGCTTGAGTGAAGCAAAGCATAAATACTAAAATGTATTGAATACAAATTCGTATTAAATACAAAATTGTACTTAAATACAAAAATGTATAATACAAAAAAGTATAATACTTAAATGTATTAAAAATACGAATTTGTATTCGATTTTGACGGTTTGAAGTAGTCGAAGTAGTTGTTCTTCGGTTTTTCCCTTATTTTCTTCATAGAGACATATATTCATGCCCCTATATAAAAAATAAGGTAAATTTTGATTTTCGACTACTTTTGCTACTTGAATACAAAAATGTACTAAATACAGAAATGTATTAGGAAAGGAGACATGAAAATGGACATTGATAAGCTGTTAAGCGACCCGGTGGAAGCCGAGGAAGTGGTTGAGACACCGAAACCTGTTAAGAAATCCAAGGGAAAACCTCGTGGTGGGAACTCCCCTATGATTGGTGATAATATGCTCATGGTAGAAGGTGGAGATAATGCGAAGTATCTGTCGAAGAACCTGTACTTAATGAATCTCCCGGATATTGATATGCACAATGTTGATGAAGTACATGAGCGTATCAATCATTATTTCGAGTATATGGTACAGTGTGATAGCAAACCGACAGTGAGTGGATTGGCTATGGCATTGAACGGAATGTCACGAAGAACTTTATGGGCTATTGTTAATGACGCTCCGACTGGTGGTTCGGGGTACAACTCTGCGTTGCCGCCCGAGGTGGCACTCGCTATAAAAAAGGCACATAAAATTATGGAAACTTTGTGGGAAGACTATATGCAAAATGGCAAAATCAACCCTGTGGCTGGTATCTTCCTCGGTAAGAACAACTATGGCTACCAAGACAAGACCGAATACGTTCTCACTCCGAACGCTCAACAGGATAACGACTATAACGCAGACAACATCAGAGACAGATACCTTCCGACTTCCGACTATAAACAGATTGGAGCTTCCAACTCTGACGATGAAAATTGATTTCGACTTTCGACTTTCGACTTTCGACTTTCGACTATGCCGCTCGAGGGCTGGTACAGACCAGCTTCCGGGCGGCTTTTTCTATGCAAAAATTTTCAAAAATCTGCGAATTTCCTCCTCAATACTTTAGCACTTTAGCGTGATATGGTATTTTGTCCAGCTCCGGCGGCGGTCGCTCCGGCTCTCGCCCTGTCCGGCTGTCGCTGGTGTCCTGTGGAGCTGGTGAGGGTGTCCGGCTGTGGTTCTGTTGGTTCTGTCCATCGGTGGCGGCTTCCTTATTATATGTATATCTGCCGGAGCTGTGGCGGCTGTTGGTCGCTGTCCGGGTTGCTTCCTTATTATATGTATTTTTAGTTTTAACAAAATGGACATTTTGAGCCGCATACAAAAAAGTATTAAATTTTGAAAAATAAATACAAAAAAGTATTGACATAAATACAAAAATGTATTATACTAAACTCAACAAATACAAAAACGTATTTACACCAAATCAAAAACAGATTTTACGGAGGTATTAAAAATGAGAGTTTACGAATCAACCCCAACAGATGGAAGAAAGAGCTTTTACGGAAAAGCAAAAGTAATTATTGACGAAGCTGGAAACGAAACGCTTTACAGTTACGATACCCCAATTATTAAAAGAACCGCCGCCGGGGAGCTTGTAAAGTTGTGGGAGGGCTGGACAGCTACAACAGGAAGACATATAAACGCATTTTGCGGACTGAATAAAGCCGCATACATGGCATTATAAAAGGAGGTTAAAACAATGAAATTTAAGACAACACGCAAAGCGATTGTAAACGGTTCTGTAAATGTAAAATGTGCTGGTTATTGTGATTTACAACACCTTTTAAGAAATCACGAAGCAACCGCTTATAATTCCGGGGTTTACGGTTGGAATTTTGATGTATACGAGGTTTACGGAGTTACAATTTGCACAGGTTATAGAAATATGCCCGGCTCACGCTTGGAAGGTATTGCAGAATATGAGGAAGCCGCCGCTAAAATTTGGAGCTGGGAAAATAAAGCACCTTTTGAGGAAAAACAAAAACAGGTTGAAAAGCTCTTGCAAGAATTTTGTTTGAAAAATGGAGGTAAATATTATGCGTAAATATAATTTTTCTGTCGATGGCTTTAATTTTGAGCGTATCACAAAGAAAGCCGCCCGAATCGCATATAATAACGGTTTGACCGTCCTATTTTGCCCGGTAAACCTTCGCCCCGGTTCATTTTGGCGGCTGGATATGCCTATAAATAAAAATAACCAAAATTGCGAGGGTCACAGCTTCGACAGCGTTCTAAATCATTTTGAATTTTATAATTGCACCAACAACGAAACCGGACGCTATACCGCTTTTTATATCCCGGTTGAATATGTGGACAGGTTCACAGGCGAAGCCCCAACAGCGGACACCCTCGGAACGGTTCGACAGTATGATTATAAATATATGGAGGTATAAAACATGAGAAATATTAACGAGATTTTCGCAGAGTTGGCA